GATGGCGGCCGCGCGCGCGATGAATATGGCCGCTTCGTCGCAAAAGACCGCGACGAGCCAGGTGAAGCAGCGGCTCAAGAGCCACCCAGCCCTGACGTAAGAGATTCGGCACCCCAGCCGGAGAGCCCCACCCAGCCCGCGCAAGCGGCGAGCAGCGAGGCCCCCGCCAACTGGAGCGCTCAGGATCGCCAGGCATTTCAGGCGCTGCCACAAGAGGGAAAGGCCTTCCTTCTCCGGCGGCACTCCGAAATGGAAGGCGAGTTCCAGCGCCGGGTGCAGGCAGTTGGTGCAGCAGCTCAGTTTACCGAGGCGCTTGCGCCGGTGTTCAATGACCCCGTTATCCAGGGATCGTTGCAGCAGACGGGGCTCGCTCCCGTGCAGGCCATCCAGCAGTGGGCGGCCATGCACAAGCGGGCCTACCACCCGGATCCGCGCGAGCGGGTCAGCCTGCTGGTCGACATCGCGCAGAATCTTGGCCTGGACCCAGCGGCCATCTTCCAAACGAGCCGGCAGGGCGCCGGCGGCCCGCCTCCGGGTCTCTCGGAGACAGACCTCCAAGACCCTGCCATCCGCTATTTTGCCGAGCAATTGGCGCAGACCTCGAACGAAATCCAGGCCCAACGGGCCGAGCTGCAACGCATCCGCCAGACTGAGCAGCAGACCGCTCAGCAACAGGCGCTGAAGGTTACCCGATGGGGGATCGACTCCTTCGCAGGCGAGAAGGGCCAGGATGGCAAGCCGCTGCACCCGTATTTCGATCGGGTGATGGGGCACATCATCGACCTCTATCGAGCCAACCCCCAGCGCGACCTCCAGGAGGCGTACAACACCGCCTGTCGCATGGACGAAGCGGTGTGGAACGAGATCCAGGCGGCGCAGGCCGCACGGGTCACGCAGCAGCAGGCTAACCAGCGCGCGGCCTCGGCCGCCCGGCTCAACATCAGGAGCCGGACATCGCCGGTGAGCAAGCCGAATGGCTCTGCCGATGGCAAGGCTGTCAGCTTGCGCGACACGATCGAGGCGACCGCCGAAGACCTCGGCTTCTAGGCTCCCCTGAGGGGGCCGCATGGAGCCCCCGATGGCTGAGCCCACGGTAAACCAATTAGTTGCAACGACACTAAATAACTACCATAAGACGCTGGCAGATAACGTATCCAACAGTAACGCTATAACAGCTCTGTTGAGAGAAGGTAATCGCATAAGAATAGTCGACGGCGGCAAGGCAATTTCGTGTCCTCTTACTTACGCTGAGGAGACTTTTGCTTGGTATGCCGGCACAGAACTACTTAGCCGAGCCGTCAAGGAGACGATTTCCGAGGCCGATTACGAGCCGGCCAATGCCGTTGCTTCGGTCACGCTTTCCGGCCCCGACATGGCCAAGAACCGTGGCAAAGAGCGGATCTTGAACCTGCTGGAAGGTAAAATCGATAACGCCGAATCGACGCTCAAGAATAATTTTACGAAAGCGGTTTATGGAGACGGGACTGTCGCCAAGTCATTCGCCGGTCTGAAGGCGATGATTACTGACGATGGCACCGGTATAGTTGGCGGAATCAATGCCACAACCTGGCCGTTTTGGAAGAACCAGTTCCAGTCGATCGCTCGCGCTACGGGACTGCAGTATCCGGCCCTAAAAGCCGGCCTCAATGCTCTATGGTTGAAGCTGATCAGGGGCACGGAGCATCCTGATCTGCTGGTCGCCGACGCCGAGATCTACGCCACCTACGAATCCGGCCTGCAAGAGAATCAGCGCTACGACGACGCCAAGCTCGGCGCGTTGGGCTTCCAGACGCTGAAGTATAAGAGCGCGGCGATGGTCTTCGACGGCGCCGCCACCGGCCTGGTCGGCGGCTACATGATCAACACAAAATACCTCAAGCTCGAGGTCTATTCCGGTCGCAATTTCGAGACCCTCGACCTGCCGGATCAGTCACCCGACATGGATGCCGTCACGAGGCATCTCGCCTTCATGGGAGCATTGACCCTGTCCAACAGGTCGATGCAAGGCAGGATCCTGCTTTCCGGCACCTGATCCCGACTGTGACGCCCGGCGACCCCATTCGCCGGGCGCTCGCAGGGCGGGCGGCAGGGCGTTGCCCTGATGTCACTGCCGCCTGCCTTTCCAGGGCAATCAGGGCTGGAGTTTGGAAGAGGCGACCGAACAGGACCAGGCCGATTATGCCCACCCCTGGCAGCTGTTCCAGCGCGAGGAGAAGGGCCGCAAGGTCGATGCCCGGGAAGGCTACCCGCTGGTGATGTGGCCCGCCGTTAGCCCCTCCGAGGTCAGGATGTGCGCCGACCGCGAGATCTACACCGTCGAGCAGCTGGCCCAGCTGGCGGTCAAGGCCGGCGCCGAGATCCCGGCACAGATCGTCGAGCTCGCCAAGCGGGCGAAACGGATGATCGAGCTCTCGAGGGAAACCGGCCGGCACGAGGCCCGGGTGACCGAGCTCGAGGGCCAGATCGGCGCACTCCGCGAGGAAAACAACGAGCTCAAGGCCAAGAATGAGGCGCAGCGCATCACCATCGGCACGATGGCGGCGAGGCAGGCGGCATGATCAGCGTCAAGCAGGCGGTCGATCGGGCCAGCAAGGAGATCGGCATCGTCCAGTTCGACATCACCCAGGCACTCGGCTCGCTCGACCAGGACGTCTCGCAGATGACCGCTTTGCTGACCGCGGTGGCCGATGAGCTGACCACCTCGCAGCCCTATGAAGACAGCCTTGGCGACGGCTACTGGCTGCTGTCCAGCGACGGCGTCTACCGCAATGCCCCGGTCGCCGACACCGATTTGATCCTGTTCGACGCCCGGGTCATCGTCGACGGCCTGAAATTCAAGTTCCTGCAGGCCAAGGGGCTCGAGTTCGGCGAGCAATTGCGCGACTTCACCACCCGGCTGAACAAGCTGGCGGCCAAAGCCAATGGCCGGGTGCTCGATCTGAACCTCGACTGGAGTGTGGTCCAGTGAGGATGCTTCCCAGCCGCTATCTGGCGAAGGCGCAGCCGCTCAAGATCAAGAAGGGCCAGGTCACCCAGCTGAAGCATTTGCAGGCGCCGCTGAAGGGCCTGTCACTCAGTTCCGAGCTCGTGGCCGGCGACCCGCTGCTGGCGCCGATCCTCGACAATTTTGTCGTCGAGGAGGATCGCATCCGGGTCCGCGCCGGCACCAGGCTGGTGCAGACCATCCCCGCCGCGGTGCCGATCTCGGTGATTATCCCCTATTACGGCACGCCGCCCGACTACGCCCTGGCCGCGGGCGGCAAGGTCTACGCCTCCGACAACACCATCATTGGCACCGGCTTCGGCTCCGACGATTGGGGCTGGTCGACCTTCTCTAACCTCGGCGACGCCGAATACACGATCCTTTGCAATGGCGTCGACGGGGTCTGGGCCTGGGACGGCGGCAACCGGGCCGATCCGGCCGCCGTGCCGGTGACCAGCCTGTCGAATACCAACCCGGTCAAGGCGACGGTCTCGGCCGCCAATATTGGCCAGTTCGCCAATGGCCAGACCGTGGTGATTGCCGGCGCCACCGGGGCGCTGGCGGTCTGCAATGGCCCGCACGTCATCGGCTCGGTCGGCACCCCGGCGAACACCTTCACCCTGATCGGCGTCGACGGCACCGCCGCGGCCTCGCCGCAGACCACCGGCGTCACCGCCGACCCGCCGGGCTCGTTCGGCAAGCAGGCGGTTACCGCGCCGCCCACCGAGGGTTGGATTGTCCCGTCGATCTTCGACAAGACGTTGAGCCACATGAACCGCTTGTGGTTCGCGGATTCCGTCAACCTGGCGGTCTATTACTTGCCGCTGCAGCAGATGGCCGGCGAGGTGAAGCTGATCCCGCTCAATGCCATCTTTAGGCGCGGCGGCCACATCGTCGCCCTCTACAATTGGACCCTCGATGGCGGCGCCGGGGTCGACGATACCCTTGCAATCTTTAGTAGCAACGGAGAATGTGCAATCTACGGTGGTACTGATCCCGACAGCGATTTCAGCCTGGTCGGGATCTTCCGCTTTGACTCGCCGATGTCGAAACAGAGCGTCATCAATTACGGCGGCGACCTCTATTGCATGATCTCGACCGGCCTGGTGCCGATGTCGACGCTGTTAAGGGCCGAGGCGGAGCGGCTCGGCAAGGCTGACAAGAACATCTTTTCCGAGTTCTGGGACGTGTCGCTGCCGCACCGCACCGAATATGGCTGGGGCGTCGTTCTCGACCACCACTCCGGCGCCGCGATCTGCAATCTGCCGCTCGGCGGCCAGCGTTACAAGCAACTGGTCCGGTTTATGCCGGATCCGATCTGGTCGACCTGGTCGGGGATCCCGTCGCGCACCTGGCAGTGGATTGACGGCCGGCTGCTCTACGCCACCGACGTCGGCACCGTCTACGAGATGTCCGAGAACTATCTGAACGACAACGGCAACCCGATCACCGCCGATGTGCAATTCGCTTGGAATAATTTCGGCAGCCCGGCGATCAAGTTTTTCAAGATGCTGCTGCCCTACATCATTTCCGACAGTCCGACCCAGCCGTTCGTCGACATGGCGGTCGACTACAGCACCAGCCTGCCCGCCAACCAGCCGGACCTGGCGGTGACGCAGCTCGGCGCCAGCTGGGATACCGCAACCTGGGATGAGGACTACTGGGCGAGCTCCCAGGCCGAGCGCGGCGAGTGGCAGGGGGTCGGCAAGATGGGCCGCGTCGGCGCCCCGCGGATCCGCGTCTCGGTGATCAACACCGCGTTTGCGATCGCCGCCTGCGACGTCCTGTTCGAGCAGGGGAGCGCCATCGGGTGAGCTATCAGCTCTCGTTCGCAACCCCGCTCGACCCGGCGGCGCTGGCCTTGCTCGAGGCCGCGACCGCGGTGCCGTTCGGCCACCTCGACATGGCCGAGTGGCTGACCTTCGCGGCCTGGAACGAGCGCGGCGCCGTCGTCGGCGTGCTGGTCATGGAACCGCGCAATTACTTCGATTGGCACCTCTCCTGCGCCGTCACCGACCCGCGGTTCATGAGCCGCCGGCTGTTGACCGCGATCTTCACCGCGACGTTTTCCCGCGCCGCCCGCATCACCGCGCTGGTCGAGCCGGACAACGTCCGCGCCCTGATGCAGGTGCAGCGGCTCGGCTTCCGCAAGGAGGGCTTCTGCCGCCACGTCATCGAGGGCACCCGCGACGCCTTCGTGTTCGGCATGCTGCCGGAGGAGTGCCGCTTCTTGAGGCCGCAAGCTTTCGTGCGGCCGCCCACCGTTACTGCCGGAGCCACCCTCCATGGTTAGCAGCCCAAAATCGCCAAACCCTTATCAGCAAGCCTCGGCCGACCAGCGGGCGCAATCGACGGCCGCGCAGCAAAGCGCCATAATTAATAACCCGAATGAGTATAATAACTACGGGTCGCAGGAGTATTCCATAGCCGGCTGGGAAAAAACCCAGGGCGCCGATGGTAAGTGGCAGTATACGCCGCGCTATAACAAAACCACCAAGCTATCCCGAGACGAGCAGCAGATCGCCAATCAGGACACCGCGACCAGGTATAACCTTGGCCGCACCGCGACTAATCAATCAGCCAAACTCGACAGCTACCTTTCCGAGCGCGTCGATCCGTCGAAGTGGCAGGCCTGGCAGGCGACCGCTGGCCCCGGCGAGATCCGCCAGGACGCCGGGCCGACCGACCGTGCCGCCATCGAGCAGGCGATGAACCAAAGCTACCGGCGCCAGACCGACCCGCAGTTCCGGGCGCAGGAGGCGCAGCTCGTCAATCGCGGCCTGAATGCCGGCAGCCAGGGCTACGGTACCTATCAGCAGGGCCGCGACGATTCGATAGGTGAGCAGGCGCGCCAGGCCTATCTGGCCTCCGGCGCTGAAAGTCGCCAGGCGCAAGACGCCTACAATCAGGCGACCTCGACCAGGTATCAATTGGGGGCGGATTGGGCCAATCAGAACAATGCGCTGCGGCAGGCGCAGGCCCAGGAAGGCTTTGCCTTAAGAAATCAACCGATCAACGAGATCATGGCGCTGATGGGTGGCAGCCAGGTCAACATGCCGTCGTTCTCACCGTTCTCGCGGCAGGGGATCTCGGCGGCCTCGCCGGGCGGCTACCAGCAGCAGAACTACCAAAACCAGATGAACTACGCGAACAACTTCAACCAGGGCCTGTTCGGCCTGGCGGGGGCTGGCGCCCAGGCTGGCGGCTATGCCTACGGCAAGTCCGATCGGCGGCTGAAGCAGGCGATTACCCCGACGCCGGAACGCCTGGCTGGCCTGCCGGTCTATACCTTCACCTTCCGCGACCACCCGGCCGTGCCGCTTTTCTTACGCGGCGTGACCACCGCCGGCGTCATGTCGGACGAGGTCCGCGCCCTGCACCCCGACGCCGTGCGCGTCGACGGCAACGGCTTCGACGAGGTCAACTACGCCGCACTTTTCAGGAGACATTGAATGGTTAGCTCAGGCGGCTCGGGCTCGAGCCAATCGCCCACTTTCACCGACCCGTCCGGCGGCATTTCCGGCTATGGCAGCGCCACGCGCGGCAATGGCATGACCGAGCAGAACGTGCTCGGCGGCGGCGGCAGTTCGGTGACTTCCGACATGGTCGCCGCGGCCAACCAGCAGGCAGCAGCCCAGCAACAGGCCGCGGCACAGCAGAGCCAAGCGGCGAGCGCGAGCCCCAGCTACGACCCGGCGACCCTGCGATCGATGCTGTCGCAGCTGATGAACCCGCCGCTGACGCCACAGCAGCAGGCGGCCATGCGGATCTCGGCGCTGCCTGGCGCGCAAGGCAGCTACGCCGGTAATTCCAGAGGCGCCTATGGCGGTGGTGGCGGGTCCAGTTCGCCCAGCCGCGGTGGCTACGGCTCGAGCCGGAGCTAGCCATGGCCGCGCGTCGCTCTGGCCACTTCGACCCGCATATCAGCCCCGATCTGCTGGCGGCGGCGGAGGCTGTGGCGGCGGACTACGCGCCCTATGACGTGCAGTTCAATTCCGGCTACCGGCCGAACGCCTCGCTGAAGGGCTCGCAGCACAAGACCGGCAACGCGCTTGACTTCCAGCTGTTCGACAAGAAGT